ACCAAAGCAAAGCCAGCATTCAAATCAAGAGGCGAGTCTTGAGTATTCAACCCAAAAAAGCCGGGGGCTGAAATGCTTGCAATTTCTAGTTGCTTGCTCATATTGCTACAAACTCCTGATTCTCAGGGTAACGAGTGCCTTCTAAAGCAATGTGGTCAGAGAGCATAGATTTGTACAACAGATACGCTTCAGATGAAGACAGACCACCATCTTCACCACGCTCTACCAATGCACGAGCATAAGCATTCTGAGCCACCAAAACATCAGGGACAAGCACAACTGTCGAACCTGATGCCAGAGTAGCTTGTGGCACTGTCAAGGAAAACTTGATTGTGTATACGCCATCAGGTATTGGATATAAATTTACCTTAGTGTCGTAATTACCATCAACGCCATCAAAAGCAAATTCTGTGGGAAGAGAGTTCACAAGTGGCGTAAAGTTTAGTTTGCGGTTCATGTCCACAAAACTGATGTTCATCAAGCCAACATTGCTTGTTGTATTGATGACATCCATGACTTGAAACTTCTGTCCTGCACCTGTCAAAGAATAGGATGAAGTCGATGCGACTGTAGAAACAGTAACAGTTTGACCCAAGACATTCCATGAAAAGGCATCTTCAACTTGACGCTTTGCGTCATTGACAAACTTGCCTATCAAAGTTGAATAAGTGGTTTCATTGATTGATGAAATTGTTGTCTCACGCAATCTGATAAGTACATCATTGATTAGTTCAAGGTAGGTCATGCTCTTGTCAACCCTTCTTCTTCAAATGTTGCAATAAAACTGAATGAGCTTGCAGATTGAGTAGTTATTTTGATTTTGTCGCCTTCTTCTAAAACAATGTAGGCATTGCCATCAAACTGCAAATAGGTCTTTGATGTGAAATCGTATTGAGTCAATATATCAAGGGTAGAGTTGGCACTTGCGTCAAACCATTGCACAGTTATGTGCTTGGTAGAGCCACCTGTATTGTGTATGTACATTACAGTAAATTTAGAGTAATAGCCAGTAGGACAGGTATAGACTGTTGTGTCTACTGCCGCTGTAGGACTAACACCAACTGATAATGCTCTCATTTCGCTTTTGCCTTATTCCTTGCGGAGATAGCTTTAGCTTTTGCCTTTGCGTCAGCCTTTGAGGTTGCACCCCATGCCTTGAGCGAAAGAAGCAGTCTTGTTGGTTCACCTTTCTTGTCGTATTCAGCACCATCATTGCCAGCCATACGAGCCAAGAAACTTGCTCTGCGAGGGTTATCCCCCGACTTTACTGGTGCTTTTAAGTTGCCACCAGTTTCTGCATTATAAGATGATCTCCCCTTGGCATTCAACCCCCCTTTAACATTTTTGCCCTCGGAGCGTTGCCAAGCAGGAGTTTTCATCACTTCACCTTTTTAGGTTTCTTTGCAGTCTTTGCCGCCTGTTTAAAGTCAGCGGCAGTAGGTGCATTCTTAGAACCCACCTTGTTCATCTTCTCGCCAGAACCTGCCTTGATTCGAGCTTGTTTGGCATGAATATTGGCATAAAGACCCTGTTTCATTTCATTTTCTTCTTAGGCTTGGACATTCCTGCCTCAGACAAGGCAATTGCCACCGCTTGTTTGGGATTGGTCACAACTTTGCCTTTTTTAGAGCCAGAATGCAGTTCTCCTGCCTTATATTCACGCATTACCTTGCTAACCTTCTTTTGTGCTTTGGTTTTCATACTAACTCCGTAACGGAAAAGGTTGATGACGTAACAGTAGCATCCTTAATGACAGCAATCTTTTGCCCTGCACTTACCTTAATAATTTCAGAAAAGTTATTAGGCATCATGGGAGAGGTTGTTATACTTGCTGTTGGGTTTGTACCAATTTCAAAATGGCAGTGTCCTAAAGAACAAGATACACGAATCATGGTGGTTGATGCGCCAAAAGCAGTTGATTGAACACTTGAATTGGTAACTGTAAAAATCTGCGTAGTGCCTAAACTTGGAACGCCCAAGGCAACTTGATTGGGGTCTAATTGGAATGTAGACATTATTTACCTCTTGAGGATTTCTTCATCATGTTGGTAGCAGTCCTACCACCACGCATAGGCATACCCTTTGGCTTGCCAATAGCTACCATGACAGTTACAGGAATACCCTTTTTCTTGCCGTATTCTTTTGCTTCTTTTTCCCCTTTTTCGGTGTAGGGAAACTTCTTTTTTCCAACTGAAGGCATAGTATTCTCCTTATTTCCAGAGTCGATCAGCAACAAAGGTAATGACACCGCCCATGAATGAAGCGATTGTCATACCCATCCAAAATCCACCTTTGCCTTTATTGGCAAGTTCAAGTAAGGCTTTTACATCGCTACTCAATTGAGATACCTGACTATGTAGAGCCTCTACTTGAGCCTCTAACCTACCAAAATCTCTTGCGTCAATTTCAGACATTTTCAACCTTTCGAGGTCTACCCATACGCTTGATTGTAGGAATGACAGGCGCAAAAGCGGTATCTGTACGCTCAGAATCAACTGATTCTATGGTTACTTCTGGTTCATCTATCCTTACATACCCTTGATGACCCTTCATAGAATCAATATCATGTTGATATGTAAAAGTCACAGTGTTACCTGATTGAAGACAACGAAAAGTAGCCATAAAACCCTTAAATGAGAAAGGGGGGACTAGCCCCCCTATCTTTATACCATACGGACAACAATAATATCCATAGTGGCTGATGCCAAGTCTGCTGTAGAACCTGACTCGTTTTGGATGCGGAATTTGACTGTGTTTGCGGCACTGACATAGCCAGTAACTGTTAAACCAACCAAATCTACAGCCAAAGATGCACAAAGAACCATGTCACCCAAAGCGACACCGGGAACTGTTACATCATCTGTTTCACCAGCACCATCGACTAATGAGCCAGCATTTAAGGTACAAACAACTGACCAAGTATCGGAGAACAAACCCCGAAAACTGTCATTGCCTCTGCGTGTTACAACTGCACTTGCTGTTGCCATTTTGATTTCTCCTAATTAGGTTAAAAAAAGTCCCCCTACCCCTATTTCTAGAGATAGGAGGGACAACTGCAATTAGGCTGGAACGATCAAAGCAAACATTGATGCAGACTTAGCCGCACCAGTGCTTGCCGCTGAACGCAGAATTTGCACTCCATACAGCGTGTCTGCTGTGTACAAAGTTGCAAGGTACGGCTGTTGGTACTGAACTTGTGAGCGAATAGCCACTTGTTCAACCAAAACCAGTGAGTCTTTATGACCCATCAAGCAAACTCGTGCATTGTTACTACCTGATGCTGTGTCGCAATTGCTTGAGACAAACACAGGGATACCGTACAAGTTACCGATCTCACCTGTGCGAATGGTACTGTTTGTACCACCAACAAAGGCTTGTTCAGTGTAACGAGCCAAACCCATCAATGTGTTGCGGCTTGAGGGAGGAATCAAGAAGAAACGCTGATCCATTGGGGTATCAGTGTCATCAAGACGCTGAATAGTGCGGCGAATAGCGGCATCGGTCAATGCTGACTCATTGTTGCTTGCGGCAACATAAGCAGTAGTACCATCACCACCAATAAACGCACCAGTTGCATAAGTATTTGTACCACCACCGCCATTGGTTGAACGACCCAACTGAACCAAGTCAGTATCGACTTGTTTAGCCAAAGCGTAACCAGCGTCAGATGTGTAGAAGTTACGCAAGCTGTTCAAGGCTTGGGCTTCGACAATATCCTCAATCAAACGGCTGTATTCGTAATGCTTATTGATAGAAACTTGAACTTCAGACTCTGTAGCGGCAATCAAAGTGACTGCTGTTTCAGCGGCTTTAGCAGAAGCAGAACCTCGTGTAGGTGCAGGGATGTGAACCACATCACCCTTCTTACCTTTAAAGTTCATCTTCATAACCAAGTTAGCTAAAACGAGGTTTTTCTTGTAAGCCGCAACGATTTCATCTGACCAAATTTCTGGGATGAATTTTTCAGCGGTTGTTACCGTAACTGAGTTTGTGGGGGAAAATGATGTTGCCATGTTAAATCTCCAAAAAACGATAAGTTAAATTATCTAACCCTGCCGTCTTGATACGCTTGCATGATTTCTCCGCTTAACGCCTCATAACGATCTGGGTCAGTCATCTTCAGCCGAATTAGATCAGCCCTGCGATAGACTCTTTTTCCAGATTCTCCACTTCCACCTACATCGACACTTGCCGCTTTAAGGTTTGACTTGCGCTGAGTTTCCCCTGCATCTGTAGTCTGTTTTGCCTTAATTCCTCGCAACTGCTTATAGGTGCTTAACAATTCGTTTGCACTGTCATAGTCAAACTCACCATCAGCTTTTGCATACAAACCAAGGCGAATAGGTGAAGATTTCACCCAATTCACAAAGTCTGCATCTTGAGCAATCTGACCGAAATCAGGGTGTTCTTGCGCCAGCTTTTGCTGAATCTGCATCTTTTTGAACTCTTGACCAGCTTGTCTAGCCGCAAGTACATCGGGATGGTTATCAACAGTCTTACGAACCGCCGCCTGTGGATTCTCGAAAAAATCTACTTCTGGCTCTTCCTCAATAGGTTGTTGTTTAGAGGAGAGGTTTTGCTTTATAAGTTCATCTGCCAGCTTCCGCACTTCCCCAACTTCCTGCGCTTGCTTTCCAATTAACTTCTCAGCTTCTTGGTGCATTTTGACCACTTCTTCCAAAGATTTCTGCCTGTATTTCTCAGGCATCTCGGATAAGGGTGCTACTTCAGGTAGTTGCTTCTTTTGCTCAACTGCATCTAACTCACTTAGCGACTCATCTTCATTGTCAATCAACATATTTTTACCTTTTTCCTGCCGTTATCGGTTCTAGGACATTCAACTCGGCATTTCTGCTTATGAGTTGTGTTTTTGCTCCCACTTCAGTTGATCTAGGTGTTTTTTCTCGAACCTTCCATGCTCTGATGGAAAAGAACCAGACCACCCTTCTAACTTGAAGTTTGGAGCAGATAGAGTACGGTTGGCTGTTTCTCCGCACTCACATCGAAAACTTGTTGTCTCATAATCAACAAGTCTTTCAGTTTTATGCCCATTTTCACAGGCAAAATCAAACATTCTTTTCATTCAATTCCTCATACGCTCTTTCGCTGACCTCTTTCAAGGTTTTCAGCCAAGTCAAGATGGAAAGTTCACCTTTTTTGAACATCAAGGTCTTTTCATCAGGAATAACGCTTAGATTATTGAG